CTTGGGGTGTCTTTTTTAACGAAGAAACCAATAATTATAATATAATACTATTAAATAGTATTAAGCAACGACTAGAGTTCCCAGAGTTAAAAGAGCTTTGTATACAAGAGTATAAAGAGTGGGAACCAGATGCATTTTTAGTAGAAAAGAAATCTAACGGCGCTGCACTCTATCAAGAGTTTAGACGGATGGGTATTCCTGTCGGTGAATTTACGCCAGGTAAAGGCCAAGATAAAATCAGTCGAGTAAATGCCGTGTCAGATCTATTTAGAAGTGGTATAGTGTGGGCTCCGGATAGACGATGGGCACATGAGGTTATAGAAGAGTGCAACGACTTTCCAAGTGGAGCAAATGATGACTTGGTTGATAGCACAACATTAGCATTGATGCGGTTTAGACAAGGTGGATTTATTAGATTGCCTAGTGATGAACCAGATGATATACCGGGCTTTAAAAGTAATGCACAAAAAAGATTATATTCGATTTGAGAAAATAAATGCTCAATTACGCACAGGCAATACATAAAGATAGTGGAAAACTTATTCAGGTAGCTAATGATATTTATGCTACACCGTTCTGGACAGAACAATTTTGTAATGAATTTGTAGGATACTTAGAAAATAACTACGATTTATTTAGTGTGAATACCGCAGATGTGTATAAGGTTTCAGAAGTAAATACATCTTATTTAAGTAAGATGATGACTATACAAATGCTGAAGCACCATTATAAGTCGTGTATACTAGAAGTTGCTAAATATTTTTTAGAAGAAGATTTTGACGGATATATAGAGCCTTCTATAATAAGATATTCAACTAAAGCAAACGACAGTAATAAATTAGCGCTGCATAATGATACGTCAGGAACATCGTCAATAATAAAATTAAATAATGGATATACAGGGGGAGAAACGGTATTTCCAAGGCAACAATATTCAGCAGCAGATTTACCAGTTGGATACGCACTAATATGGCCCGGGCAAATTACTCACCCCCATAAAGTTAATCCAATAACAGAAGGAACAAAGTATTCATTATCCATATGGACTTACCCTCCTACTTGGAATGCACCAACCGGAATAAATAGAAACGAAATAGTATAAGGATAAATTATGGCAGACATAGATAAAAGTTTAGCACAAGCACCTCAAGGCCTAGAAGAATTAGCGATGGGTCAACCTGACTTAAGTATTGAAATTGAGAATCCAGAATCAGTCACACTTGATGACGGTAGTATGGAGATCACAATCGTTCCAGGTAAAGACGTTGCTGGCGATGAATTCAATGCTAACTTAGCAGACGATTTAGATGAAGGACAACTTACAGAATTATCAGGTGACTTAATTGGTGAATACGATGCCGATATCGCGTCTAGAAAAGATTGGCTAACTACCTATGTAGATGGATTAGAATTATTAGGTCTTAAAGTAGAAGACCGTACCGAACCGTGGCCTGGGGCATGCAATGTGTACCACCCCTTGATGACAGAAGCGCTGGTTAAATTCCAAGCTGAAACTATGATGGAGACATTCCCAGCATCGGGCCCAGTTAAAACACAAATCGTTGGCAAGATTACAACGGACAAAGAACAAGCTGCAGAACGTGTACAAGAAGACATGAACTTTCAGCTTATGGATAAAATGCCTGAGTATAGACCTGAACATGAACGCATGTTATGGGGACTAGGACTAGCAGGTAACGCGTTTAAAAAAGTTTACTATGATCCAAACTTAGAACGCCAAGTTTCTATGTATGTACCCGCTGAGGATATTGTAGTTCCATACGGTGCATCTAATTTAGAAACAGCAGAACGTGTCACACACGTCATGCGCAAGACAAAAAACGAATTAAGAAAATTAATGGTAGCTGGGTTCTATCGTGATGTAGATCTTGGTGAACCATTCTTAGATGTTGACGAAGCAGAGAAAAAGATTGCAGAGAAGTTAGGATTTAATCCTACAGAGGATGACAGATATAAGATCCTTGAAATGCATGTCAATATGGATTTAGAAAATGGGGACTCTGATGATGGTATTGCATTACCATACGTAGTAACTATTGAAAAAGGTACAGGCACGATTTTAGCAATACGTCGTAACTGGAATCCAGATGATAAATTAAAATTAAAACGTCAACACTTTGTTCATTACGGTTACATACCAGGCTTTGGTTTCTATTGCTTCGGTTTAATTCATTTGATAGGTGCTTTCGCCAAATCAGGTACTATGATCTTACGTCAACTTGTTGACGCAGGTACCCTATCAAACTTACCAGGTGGACTTAAATCACGCGGCCTACGTATTAAAGGCGATGATACACCCATTGCACCGGGCGAATTCCGTGACGTAGATGTACCAAGTGGTGCGATCCGCGATAACATTTTAATGTTGCCTTACAAAGAACCTTCACAAGTTTTAAATAGCTTGATGAATCAAATCATCGAAGAAGGTCGTGCGTTTGCTAATGCTGACGGATTAAAAGTTTCAGACATGTCTGCCAACGCTCCAGTCGGTACTACATTAGCTATTCTTGAAAGAACTCTCAAAGTAATGTCAGCTGTACAAGCTCGTATTTACTATGCGATGAAACAAGAATTTAAACTTCTTAAAATTATTATTCGTGATTACACTCCGCAAGAATATTCATACCAACCTGAAGTAGGTGATAGAAGAGCTAAACAATCTGACTATGATAATGTTGATGTAATTCCAGTAAGTGATCCAAATGCAGCAACGATGTCACAGAAAGTTGTGCAGTATCAAGCTGTTATGCAAATGGCTCAACAATATCCACAGATCTATGATCTTCCAGAACTTAATAAACAAATGCTTGAAGTATTAGGCATTAAAAATATTAGTAAGCTTATTCCTAGCACAGAGCAAATCACAGCAAAAGACCCCGTTACAGAAAATATGGCGATCATTAATGGTAAACCAGTTAAAGCGTTTATCTATCAAGATCATCAAGCTCATATTCAAGTACATATGGCAGCAATGCAAGATCCTAAGATTATGCAAATTGTAGGACAAAATCCGATGGCTCAAACTATTCAAGCTGCAGCTATGGCACACATTAATGAACACATTGCATTCGAGTATAGAAAACAACTTGAAGAACAATTAGGTGTACCGTTACCAGCGCCAGATGAAGTATTACCAGAAGATGTTGAGTTTGAAATTTCTAAACTTATGGCTCAGGCAGCAAGTAAATTGTTAGCGAAAGACCAAGCAGAAGTTCAACAACAACAAATTGAACAACAGCAACAAGATCCAATTATTCAAATGCAACAACAAGAGTTGGCTCTTAAAGCACAAGATTTACAACTTAAAGCGCAAAAAAATCAAGCAGATATTGAGATTGAGCACATGAGAGTTGATATCGAGAAAATGAGAGTCGAGTCACAAGAAAGAATTGCAGGTGCCACATTAGGTGCACAAGCAGTTAAATCAGAAAAAGACTCTGAGATTAAACAGTTTACAGAAGGTACTAGATTAGGTATTCAAGCGGTCAAAGATAGCGCTGACCGAGACCTTCGCCAAGAACAAGCTCAACTACAACACCGTGCTCAAATGGAGCAAGTTAAAGTACAGCAAAGGAATCAACAACCTAAGGAGTAACTAAATGGACCAAACGCTAGAGCTATTATTGTCTCGAATAGATGATCAGCGCAAAACAGTATTAACAAATTTAGGAGACGGAGCGGCAAAGGATTTTGCTTCGTACCAAAATATGACAGGATATATTCGAGGTCTATCCGTCGCAGAAAGTATCATAAAAGACCTTGCACAAAGAATGGAGACTTTTGACGATGAGTGACATACTCACAATGAATAAGAATTTGGTAGATGCAAATGGTCGACCAATTATTGTTCCAAAGATTGAAGATATAAATGCAGAAGATATACCGATTGAAGAACGTGGTTTACAGTTACCTGAGCCTAAAGGATACAAGATACTTTGTGCAATTCCTGACGCTGCGGAAACTTATCAAGGCGGTATTGTAAAAGCAGATTCAACTAGAACTATTGAAGAACATTCGACTGTAGTTTTATTTGTAGTAAGAGTAGGTGATTTAGCTTATAAAGATGAAGTCAGATTTCCTACAGGTCCATGGTGTAAAGAGGGTGATTTTGTTTTGACACGTGCATACGCAGGTACAAGATTTAAAATCCACGGAAGAGAATTCCGCAT